AATACCTCCAGACATGTTTTATATTATAGTAAGGTTTTATTTTTTTAAATTACGAAAACCCGATCGCATTCATGTAAATATTTCCGTAAAGGTTCGATAGGGTCATGAGTGCGTGTTTGTCTTGGGTAACTGAAACATCGGATGTCATGGCATAAAAGTTGACGTTCGTCATGGCGGAGGAAATGTTTATGTCACCCCCACTCGCAAGTATAGGTATAACGATCTGTGCACCTGTTATGAGATTTGAGAATACGAGATTCGAAACGTCGGTTGTTGAAACAACAAGTGGTGCCGTTCCGTACGTTTTTTCTTTTGCGTCTACTGTTATCGTACCTGAAGTTACCGAAGCCGTTATATCCGTATTCGTTAATTTTATGTTTTGTGAAGTTGTATTTCCTGAAACGGTTATATTATTTGCTAAGGTGATTGTATTTGCCGTAACAATATTTGTTACTACACCCCCGAGGGTAAGTACATTTGCGGTTACGTTTGCACCATCGTATACACTTACAACGTCGTCTAATGCAAATGGTGATGCCTCAATGGTTAACCCTCCAATGGTAATATTATCCGCCGAAACGTTACCTGAAACCGTGAGTACATTAGACCCGAACGAGTTTACGGTAAGGTTCGAACCAATTAATACATTTGCATTTTCCTCCGTTATGTTATCGAATAGGGAACCACCTAATCCACCCGAATCGTAAATTTCGCCTGTGGTAGTATTGTACGATAAAACATTCAGTGATGGGTTTGCATAACTTGGATCGAGTTGGATCGCGTTCACGACGAATAAATTCGATTTCGATGTATCCGTTGATTTAAGTGTGATTTTATTTACAAAATCGATGTTTGAAGTTATTTCAATACCAGTTGTCGAGTTTTCAAACCGGACAACGTTGGATGTTACGTTATCAACATTCACTACATCGTGTAAGTTTGGTGTCGCCGTTTGTACATTCGAAAGTGTACCGCCATCACCTATAAATTTAGTTGCCGTAACATTTCCCGAAACAACTACGTTACTGGAAGTTGTTATAGAGGTTACTGAATCTGTAGCTGAAATTGAAATTGTAGACGCACTTATAGCATTTGAACCTGATATTTCTCCGTAAATAGCATTACCATTCAAAGTAGTGGCTGAAATGGTACTTGCATTTATAGTGTTTGAACCAGCAATTGTTCCATATATGTTCGTAGCAACGACGTTATTAGAAAAAACGACATTACCATTCAAAGTATTCGCACTTACACTATCCCCTACGACGTTACTGTTTACAGTAATTGCCGTCAAATTACCGGACGTGAGTGTTAAATTGTTTTGTGCGATAATATTACCGAGAACGCGAAATGTAATAAGATTTGCGTCTGTATACAATACATGGTTATCCGTAACGACATTATCTGTGTACCCAAGTACTAATTCGTGTTCGTAAGTATCTTGATCATCGGGTTCGCCGTGGTGTATAAACGCAACATTATGTTCAGGGTGTCCCATGATTATACCAACATCGAGTGAATGCGACACGTTATTATTTGCAATACCCAAAACGCGATCGTTAATGACTAAAGAGTTAGATTCAATAGTAAATGTGTTACCTAGAACCGATAAATTACCAGTGATTTCGACATTTGATGATATTGTAGTTGTATCACCGGAATATTCTATTACCGAATCGTGTAAAAACTTATCCGAACCTACGATTGGTACGAAACCCGATGTTAACCCCGAAACCTGTATATTACTTCCAACGTGAACGTTACCCGATGATATGAAACCGGTTGTTGTGTTTGTTGATGCGATAGTGTTTGTAGTAGAGTTACTCCACGACGTAACCATATCCAAAGTTTGGTTATTTGCACTCAAATTTGAAGCGAGTATCTTTTTGAGTTCGTTACCCGAACTGTTGACGTAAACGTAAGAGGGTTGATCAGTGACAACTTGTGCATTTGGAATATCATTCGAACGACCAACACCCGTAACGAAAATAACACCGTGTAACGGATCTGATTTAACGCATATACCGACGTTTTGTATTAAATCTGATGCTCCAAAAGGTTTAGAATTCATAATCGAACCAGCGTTCGTATTACTCACATATACAATTTCACCTTCTGTAAACCCACCCGTGTTTACATTTTGTACTTTACCATATGCTACGGCTACACCTTCACTTTGATCGGAAATATCATCGTGTATTACACCTATACACGGCATTGTATTAGGTGAATCTGATTTTGCGAGCGCAACATTTGCTACGTTAGCGTTATGTCCATCTACTATATATACCGTGTTTCCTTTATACAATGTATATCCAGTTTCATTTTTAATTTTTACAAAATTATGTACGTTATAATCGTTTAACCAATTACTACCATCGTATATGAGTATATTATCTTCAACCAAACCCGTCACGTTTACATTCGATAATTGATTTAACTTAATTTCGACATTAGACGTAAGATCTGTCGTAAACGCCGTGTGTGCGTTCGTAAACTGAACCGTATTTGATGTCGTATTACCCGCATCCGTAACTTGTTGAAGAGTGACGTTCGAGAGAATACCACCATCACCTTTAAAGAACCCGGACGTTGTTTCTATGTTTCCGGATGCATTCACGTTACCATTCAAAGTAATTGCCGTCAATTCACCCGACGTGAGTGTTAAGTTGTTTTGTGCTATTATGTTACCGTAGACGTGTAAATCTATGACATTAGACAAATCCGGTACGATTTCAGTATCTGACGCACTATTTAATGTGTATCCAATCATCATTTCATTTTCATCGCCTCGGAACGTTACGGTTGGGTTTGCATTACTATTGGGTTGTTGCATGATAATACCAATATCGGTAGACGCGCTCGGGTTATTGTTCGCGAGAGATATGATTGGATCTTTAAATACCGTATTTATGGTATCAATGAATGTCGTCGTACCTTCAACCGTAAGATTACCCGAAATAATCGCATCTTCACTAACTTCTAACTTTTTTGATTTTAAATAATTCGTCGCGTTAACGTTACCTGTAACGTTTAATATATCCGAACCTATATCGTCAACGAATAAGTTCGAACCAACATCTAACGTGTGTATACCATATGTATTCTGTATACCAACGTTACCGTTCGTAATCAAAGCTGGACCATTTGCATAGTTAAACTGAACAGTTCTAGAACCGGTCGTATTACCTTGTAAAACGATATTGTTTAATTTCAAGTTTGAAAGATAATAACTATCCCCGTGGTAAAACGCAGCGCTTACGTTACCAGATGTTGTTATTGTATTTCCCGTTGTTGCGGGGTCATCTACGAACGTGTGTGAACCTATAGATAATTTTTTAGTTAACGTGTTATTATTGGATATACCTATTGCACCGGTACTTTCAAGACTGGTCGTTTTTATTTTACCCGAAACTACAACTTTAGAATCAATTGCACCTGAATCTATGGTAACTTGTGTTCCAGAAAAAAAGCGTTGGGCGCGTACATTACCTTCGACTTTTATAGCCTCGGCACCCGTATTTGAAAAAAATACAGAATCACTAACCGATAATAAGTGTTGTGGATTTGTGTTTGATATACCTACATTAGAACCGGGTAAAGTGGTAAATGCTGTTGTTACGTTAGCAAAGTGTGGTATACCATTGGAGACAACGTTCCCTTCTTTTGTAACATCGTCTAATGAAATACCACCTAAAAGTGACGTTAAAACGGTCGTATCGACGATTTCTTTGGTCGTAGAATCGTAACCTATAAAAGTTGCACCCCCTATAGTTGCTTGGCGTAGTGGCGTCATGTAAACACCACCCGCAGTAGATGCGTCTATAGCGACGTTAGAGGCATTAAATACGATCGTGTTTTCAGCCTGGTCGTCCGTAGCGTGTTTACCAAACCGGATTTTGGTAGACCGCTCGATGGTCGGTATGTTTTTAACCATTTAATATAGGTACGTATTTTAATTTGCGTAGATGAGACCAGCCATACCATTTTCAATTCGGAGTATGTTATAGTTTACTGCATATATAGGGTCGGAAATGATCATGGACTCACTTATAATTTTTGCTGAATCTAATCTGCTGAAATTGAGTGTTCCTGTCGGTTGGAGTGAACTTGTTGATAAACAGAAACAGTGTAAAAAGAAATCGGGCGATGTAACAAATGTCGTATGGTAATAGTTTGGTATTTCCATGAAATGGGGTTTACCGAACTTAAAATTACATATATCTAAACCGTTTATTTCAATTTTTACCTTATTGGTATCGGATGTAAGCGCACCACCGGTACTCGTATCCGAACACGCGAGGTACTTAACCGGGTGGTTAAATGTAAGTTCCTGTACGAGTTCTCTCGAAGGAATACTTTTTTGTACCTGGGTAATGAGCAAATTATGGTTTCTGGATACGATGTTACCACGTTCTTCGTTGTCTAAGTAATAATAGTTAGAGTAACAATCGAATTCGTAGTTACCTGCATCTTGTCCCCAGTGTATTCTGATTTCGACCTCGTGGTATTGTAAAGCGACTATGGGTAAAGCACACTGTGGACCTTCGCAGAAAAAGAACCGTAACGGGTAAAAATACGAACGGGAACTTATACCCGGGTGTGTACCTAAAGCGCTTTTCGATATATTGTTCGCGAACGTATCTATGGCGATCTTTTCCGTGAACGTGGCGTCCTGTGTATCTATAACCTGACCACCTATGAGTAGTTCGACTTTATCTATGAGGGTATCCCACCTTTGAATATCGAGTGCTTTTGTGTTATTGTGTATCGTAAAATACGTGTATCCTAAAAGGTCACCGGATCTCGTAAACTTGACCGATGACATAGCGTTACTTTTCACAGTTCCCTGTATCGTTTGTTTTTCTATGGATTGTGAAAAGTTAGAATGCCGTTTAAACGTCGAGCTAAAAAACGATATTTCTGGCTTTCCCATAATGTGTTCGTCTTGAGCACCTATGGCAATGAGTTGAACTACACCAGAAGACATTTATAATAAGAAAAGGTTAAAAAACGTCCTGAAATTATTCATATGGTAAATTTCTTTTTTTGCATACAAATCTAAAAACAAAAACTGCGTCGCCACAATCTGCCGCTGTGCCGTCTTGTTTATCTAAATTGAACGTCAATCTATCGATCTTTCGAATGGGATTATAGTATTGTTGAACGATTGGATACTCGTTTCTAAAAAATACGGCTTTTTGAGCACCTGAAGATGCGTGTAATTTGTGTTCACACACGATAGTACCAAATATACCGTTTAGGTGATTATCTGCATCACTAAGATCGTCTTTACCACGTTGACTGAAGTACGTTTTGAGTTCTTCTATGCCTATGTGTATACACCTTTGAGTATCAACAGTAGTGTTAATACTTGCAGCTAATAACTGTGCTTGAACAACGTTCTCTAGTGGGGTTGGTAAATACAGAGTAAAGTCGGTATCACTCGCAGTATCCAGATTATCGAGTACAACTGTATGGTGTTCGCATTCGAAATCAGGTAAGGTTGATTGACTAGTCACTAAAGCCATTTATATATACTGGAGATTTTACTTCATCTTGTAACTCGCTTGTCCGACAACCAATTTTTGGCCGTCGCAAACACCGCCTCGGCTATCCGAGTAGTACGATTTACCGAGACACTCTTCCTTGGATTCGAGATCGAAGAGCGAACCTTCACTGACGACTTCGATGTCGACTGGGGCTGGTGTATAGTAGTTCGTTTTAAGCATTTGGAGGACGCAGAGTATAGCAAAAACTATGACAATCGCCCTGAGCGTATTTCTGTTCGTGGTGTTGAGTTTAATCATTTGTTATGGACTGAGATTTTTTTATAAAGTGCGTTAAAGAAATTAGAATAGTTTCAATATAAAGAGTAATAGTAATGGACGGAGAGATTATTCTTAATCGTGGCGATACTAACGTTATGAAACTAGATGATAACGAACAGGCACTTATGAACGAGATAGAAATAGAAGTTCCCAGACCTCAAACTATTAGAAGGCAAATGCCTAAACCGATGAAAACTCAGTTTTCGCCACCGCAGGCGCAAGTTTTTCAGGAAGATATAGACTCGTTCGCAAATCCGAATAAACAGAATCCGCCATCCGCTCCTCCCCCAGAAGACCCAGTCGATTACGGTGAGTACGACGATGAACCTGATATGATGGATTATGGTTCCGGGGGTGGTGGAGGAGGATATGCCATGGAAGAGGAAGAAAAACCATCACCTGGTTATAAAACTATAGACGAGGAAAAGGTCGATCTCGTAAACAAACTCGGGCGTTTGGAAAAAAAGGGGTTTACTGTGAACAAGCGTTTGAATGCTTATTCCTCCGTAGACGAACTTAGAGCTGAAGTTAAGCGGATAACGTATAGCATAGACGTCGATAAGTCTATAAAGTTTTCGAGACGTATGCTTATTGCGTGTACCACGGGTCTCGAGTTTTTGAATAAAAAGTATAACCCGTTCGAGATCCAACTCGATGGTTGGTCCGAAAACGTCATGGAAAATGTGGACGATTACGACGAGGTTTTCGAGGAGTTATACGTAAAGTATAGAACGAAAATGCACGTCGCCCCCGAGGTAAAACTTATAATGATGCTTGGTGGTTCAGCGATGATGTTCCATTTAACGAATAGTATGTTCAAATCAGTTATGCCAAACATGAACGACGTGATTAAACAGAACCCGGAACTCGTTCAGAATATGATGTCCGCGGTTCAGAACACGGTGTCTAAATCTCAACAACAAAGTGTATCGAGCGAACCTTCGAGTGAAGGTGGTGGACGACGCGAAATGCAGGGACCAGGGTTTGATATTTCGAGTCTTATGGGTAACATAATGATGCCTCCACAACCACCCATGAACACGACGAGTTTGAATAAAGTCGAAGAACCCGAGATTGATTTGGAAGACGATATTTCGGATATAGCAGAGCCACCCGTATCTGAAGACGTTGCCGATGAAGATAGTGAAGTTCGCGAAGTTAAAGTTACTCAGGCCCAGACCAAGTCTAAAAGAGGTGGTAGTCGGAAGAAAAAAACGGTCGAAATTAATTTGTAAACATAGTATAGTATAGATGATAGCTTATTGTCCTTTAGACGAAGAACCAGTCGAGAGACCTTCGTGGTACCAGGAAAATAAAAGCGTAGCGTCTTCACCTTCGCGACCGCGTTCTAATTTGAA